GTAGGCGAACCCTAGAAAACAAATACGGAATTATTTTAGATACCTTTGCAAGCGATAATCCAGCGTACTTTAAAAAAGTAGAACAAACGCCTGGGCATACACGCAGAGGCATGGACATAGAAAAAGGCAGGGTAATTGTATTTAGCGATGCCCACTTTTGGCCTGACGAAACAACTACCGCATTTAAAGCCCTGCTAGAGTCAATTAAAGAATTTAAGCCTACAGCCATTGTATGTAATGGCGATGCGCTAGATGGCGCTAATATCAGCCGCTTTCCTAGAGCAGACTGGTCTAAGCTGCCTACGGTTAAAGAGGAACTAGAGGCTTGCCAACATTACCTAGGTCAGATTGAGAAAGTATCAAAAGGCGCTAAGTTATTTTGGCCCATGGGTAACCATGACCAAAGGCTGGAGATGTCAATAGTCGCTAACTTGCCTGCATTTGAAGGTGTGCGAGGCACTACGCTAAAAGAGTATTTCCCATTGTGGCAGCCCTGCTGGTCGTTTTGGGTTAATGAAGATACCTGCATTAAACATCGCTGGAAGGGCGGCTGGACTGGCGGCAGAAACAACGCTATGAACTCAGGCGTTAATATGATTACAGGCCATACCCATGTGCTTTCAGCTATTCCAGTAGCAGACTATAACGGTACACGCTGGGGCGTTCAGACAGGCACATTAGCCGATCCTAACTCTCAGCAATTTTCGTACACGGAAGATCAGCCTAAGGACTGGGGTCAAGGTTTTGTTGTCCTTAGCTTTGAGCGGAGCAAACTATTACAGCCTGAGATTGTGCGAGTTATTGGCGAGGATGAAGTTGATTTTCGTGGCGCAATCCATCGTGTTTAGCGCATGAAGGCATGAAATCACTATCACCAGCCGTACTAAGGAACTTATACGCTTCTCTAGCGTGTTGCTATCCATTTACTAAATGGAAAATGCCTTTACCCGAAACTGTGGATTTTGTCGTTACGGCAGATGGAGAGATTATGGGTAGCTATTTGCTAGATAGTGGTGAGGACTACGAACATACGGTTACTGTATCGTCTGCTAGGTGCGGTCATTACTACACGGTACTTACTACACTATGCCATGAGATGGTACACATGAGCTTCCATCGGCAAAAAGGGGATCGCTGGTTGCATCATGGAAAAGCGTTTAGGGATCGTTGCAAACTTGTAGCTACAGAGTTAGGCTTGGATCCGCTTGAGCTTTAGGATACGGCAATAAATCCCCGTTCAAAAAATTCACCAATAGTGGAGCGGTGCGCATCCTCAAACATCTGTACCCTTTCGGATTTTGACAACATTTGTCCTTGATCGAGGTTCGAGTGGCAGCTAAAGCACAAGGCCGCAATACGGTAATCATGCGATTTAAGTCCTCTACCTTTACCATCTCGAAGCTGGTTACTATGTGCAGCAACGACTGTTCCATCTTCTGTTCCGCAATGTTGGCAGGGTAACTGTCTGGCGTATTCAAGCAATTTTTTATTTCTATACATTACCTAAATGTAACCCAAATTGATATACATAGCGCAATAAACATAGCCAGCCCAATGTAAAATGGTAGATCGCTCATTTTAATCTCCACAAAAACAAGCAATTGTTTCTTCATCAGTTTCAAACATATCAGCCTGGTCAGCAGCGTAATCCATCATTTTTTGATAGCTTGGCCTATCTTTTCTAAATCTATCCCCATCGCCCTGATATTTTCCAGATGAATGAATCCTAGCCTCTTGTTTAGCCCACCAAATTGCTCTTTCAGGCTTTTCTGCAATAAGGCTTAATGTTTGTGGATAGCCTTTTAAAAAGCATAAATCACAGTTACCGTGATAGGTCTTGCCGTTAAAGTTTGGCAAACCAAGGTCAAACGACTGTTCTTTCCAAAATTTACCTACATCTCCTGCCGTAATTCCAGCAGTATAAAGAGGCACTCGTTCCCTAGCCATTTTCATAGCTCGTCTAGGCTCATCAGCACGAATACCAACCCAATCCATATTTTCATTATGTTTCCAACCTAAATGTTTTAAATATCTGTGTATTGTTCGTATTTTTAGTTCTGCTGTGCAAAATCGTGTTACTGGATTAGGTAAATAACTTTTTTTAGTAATTAATGCTTCAAATGGCTCACCATTACGGCTGGCTGTATTAAAATCAATTAGCTTCCATTTTGGGTCATCAAAAGTATATTCAAGCCAATGAATAGGAACATTCCAATTTTTACCGCAATCTCGCACAAATTCAAGCGTAGCTTCTTCTTCCTTGCCGGTGTTAGCAAAAACAACAATTGCGTCAGCAGGCAACCCCCCCCCGTTTGATTGCAAAATACGCCAAAGCATATAACCAGAAGTGCGACCACCGCTAAAACTTATAACAGTTGGCTCTATTATTTTGAATGGATCACTCAATGTGTAGCCCTATCTATAGTACGATTGGTTGCCTCTTGGCTGCGCCATATTTCAATTCTAGCCTGTGCCGCTATTAGTTTCCACTTTAGGCTTTCTTCTTCCTCTATTGCTTCTTTTAGCCCATGCAGTAATGCTATGTAATCTTCATTAGCATAGGCTTCCATCTCTTTAGCTGCAATGCTGGTAGCAGATGATTCCAACATAAAAGCGCTTTTAGCTGATCGTAAATAGTTTTCTATATAAGTTCTATTTGCTTTGGCGGCTGCGTAGTTTCCAGACTCTTTAATGATGTACTCGACTGCTTTGTGCGGGTCATATTCCATTGTTTAGTCATTTCCTCTGTTAGTTTGTAATACCCAGCCTCACCACGCTTTTCTAATACTAGGGCTAATTGTTTTCGTCTTTTTGCTAAAGGCCAAGTAAGTAAATCCTTAGCCTCACAGATGTTTCTCCACTCCTCGCTGCTCGTATTGATTGATTCGCTCACCTATCCACCTCATTACTGGTACAGCCATTGAATTGCCTAGCGCTTTGTATCTTGGGCCGTCTGGGCAATTTTCTTTAATGTTTGTGTAGTCATCAGGAAAACCCTGCAATCGCTCGCATTCAACTGGAGTAAGTCTGCGTACTGCCATGTTCTGCATTGTTGCTGGGGTTTTACTTTTATCTAATGTAGGGCTAATTGTATCTACAGACATTCCTTGAGATGCACTATTTTGCCAACCAAAAGCAACCCCATGAACATCAGCCTTAGTCAATGTGTACATAGTTTCGCCTTCAGATACACCAATACCTTGTGGCCCACCTTTATCACGACCAATTAAATTTCCTTGTATAGCCATTGTTAATGGCACATTTCCACCGCCAGTTCCAGCGGCAGCACATAATGTGCTAGTAGATTCTTTATATATTCTTAAACCCTCTCGATGGTCATCAAAAGAATAACTTGCATTTGTTACAAAATTTCCTGTTTCTGAACACAAGTTTGTTGCAGAGCGTGTTGTAATGCATCTGGCAACTTCTTCCCCCTTGTTTTTGCTCTCCTTAATATTCCCTCGCAGGCTTTCGGACTCAAATAATACTTCTGCGGCAGCTCTCCAGTCTCCAAGACATCCGACAACAAACACCCTTCTGCGCCTTTGTGCGACTCCGAAGTTTTGAGCGTCAAGCACCCTGTAGGCCCACCCATACCCGAGTTCATCCAGCGCACCGAGGAAGCTGCCAAAATCTCGCCCCCCCCCAGAACTGAGGACACCTGGCACATTTTCCCATATGCACCACTTGGGTCTAAACTTGTCAAGAATTCCAACATAGGTGAGAGCAAGGTTGCCTCTTGGATCGTCAAGTCCTTTGCGTAAGCCTGCAACGCTAAATGATTGGCAGGGAGTTCCTCCGACCAGAAGTCCGATTGAGTCATTTAAATTCCATTCTTTGTATTTAGTCATATCACCAAAATTGGTGACGGTTGGATAGTGGTAAGCAAGCACTTGGCTAGGAAACTTCTCAATCTCGCTAAAGCCTACAGGTTTCCATCCCATCTCATGCCACGCTACGGTTGCTGCCTCTATGCCAGAGCATACAGATAAGTAGTTCAAGCCTGCTCCTCTAATTGTTTGATCTTTTGACTAATCCTAGCTCTCCATTGCTGCCATCCTTCTCCGGCATACGCCTGCACTCCTATCTCTTGTGCTTTCTTGATCGTTAATTCTTCCGAACTATACCAAGGTAGCTCTGGCTTCTTGGCTTTTTTAACTTCCATATCTAGTTCATCTTCCCATCGACCCTGCGACAAAAAAGTAGCTGGATGGCATATGTAATCCATTTCTGTCTGTTTTAACTTCCAGTAAGCAAGGTGATTTGGTAATGCTTCTATGCAATCTGATTGTTCTTGATTGGTCATTCTTAACCATACTTTTTGCGCTGCTTTCTTGGCTACCCGTCTTGGGTACAAATTCCAAAACTTATCAAAACTCATAAAAGTCCCCACTTAGTAAGTTGGCTAGTTACAAATAATACTATGCCTGCAAAGTAAAAAGCTACAGCTACGATCTCTACGGTAAACAATGGCATATCGTCTTGAGCGTACCCAGCCCCAGCCCACAATCCAGAGCCTATAAATCCTATAAGAATGTTAGCTGGGTAGATGTTTAATGCGGTCAGCAATATGCCTAATAAACAAAGTAAAGTACCTGACCATTTAAGGGTTTTCATTTTTTAGTTTTCTTAGGTTTTAATGTTTCCCTGTGTAATTCCATTATTTTGTCTGACTGGGAAATTACTTTGTTTTGCAGGTCATCTATCATGCTATGCACCGCCCAGAGCGCACCGCTATATGGGTCGCTTACATCCTCTGCTACTAACTCAACCATATCTCGCACATTAGCCAATTTGTAAGATAGTTCCTCTATATCGTTTGCTGTTTGCCATAAACTCATTAGTGACTCCCATAGTTTGTGTACACAGTAAGGCTATCTATCCGCATCTGCATATCACGGATTTTTAGCTCTTGCGCTCTTAGCATCTCTGCTGCTTCCACTAACGCATAAATAGCATTACTAAACTGCAATGCGCTTTCTAACTCATCCGCTAATTCCATAGCGGTTTTGCCGATCTCTACTTCTCCAGCAAACGGAATAAACTCAGTTGGCACTTGCCCCTCCTAATGCTTTTATAGCCTTCATACTTAACAATATTTTGTCTAAGTCGTTTTCAGAACGAATACCAATTAACTTTAATTTGTCTGATGTATAGCAAGATCCGTCATCCCGATACAGGCTGCCAGTAACGCTGTCCATCATTAGTGTTTTGTTTTTTGGGTCTGTAATAATTTGAACTGGGGTAAGGATAATCTCCCCCTCGTTTAGTATGCCCCTAAGCAATGTGCGGTCTTGTAACCATTTTTTGCGTAGGTCTTTATTTGCCCAGGAAGGAAAGCAGAATGTGGCCTGAGCGCATAAACCATCTGTAGATACTCGTATTCTTTTCATAAATTTAATACTAAACGAGAACTCTACAAAAATGCAACTACTTTTTTATAAAATGAAAACACCCACAAGCATAGGGTAGATCTAGCTCTGTTACCTCTGTTGTTAAAGGATTGCTTCCATCATTAGGAATAAGAAAAAAATCGCAGTCATACTCGCTAAACAAATTACGAATATAGACAGGGCTGTAAATACGATGAGCATTAAACGCAACAACCGGCCTTCCAACTGGTACAACAAAAAGCAAGTGTTTTGCAGCCATCTTTTTAAGATTGTTGATAGCTTTGAGATCACCTTCGTTATCAAGTTCATCTCCATATCTCCCTAGTCCAATGTGTTCTACAACATGACAACACGAAATACATTCTGCTTTTGCTAATGGGTGCGCTGTTAAATCGTATTGAGCTACCAATAGGTTTGGTACTGACAGTTTTGGCGCTCTAAAATCGTAGAATATTGTAGGTACGAGTGCTGCTGCACAAGTAGATAAATGTAAACTTGAGCCAATATCTATATGGCTTTTAGGGTTTATCTCTTTTATTTTTCTGATTGCCCAGGCTACATGGTAAATGTAGTGTTGATCGTATCCATGACCAGAATCATCATTTAGACAAGGAAAGGCAGCTAGATCAAATCTTGTTTCATATTCTGCAAACTTTGTAGCTTGATCTATAAATTCTTGTTCTGTCATAGTATTAAAGTCTTTAGAAAGGTTATTGCTCTTTCGGTGAACGAACCTAGCCTACCTAGATTCGCCTTCATCTGCTCCATCGGAGTTACAGAACCCGTCAGTCTTGCGAGGCACAGGCACTAACTTCGCCACCTGTATTGCGCTGTTTCAGCCTCTTACCCTTCTAGTAACGCTTTACTGCTCCTATGCCGCTACGATGTCGTTAGAGCCGCCAGCATAGGAAATCGTATCTTACCCTACAACTCCACTTCTTTGCAAGCCCATCTG